GGAACAGAAAGAAACAGCTCCCCATGGTATGGATGTTATTTCTGAAATTGCAGTCACCGCAGCACGCAAAGCGGTTGACAATTACATACAATCATGGACAAAACCTGTAGATCTTATAAACTGGTGTGTAGGTTTTTCACCTGTTAAAAAGATGGCGACTCATCAACTTGCGCGTGAAATACAGCACGAGATGAATGAAAAAGGTACACCTTTATTGGTGGCCATCACACCAGATTGGTTGTTTGAGACGACCACCTTTCAAAAGTCAGTTTTGGCATGGCAAAGTGCCGCAGCTTATTATGATATTCAGAGACCCTTGAAAATCATGACTGCAGCAAGTGCGGCTTTATGCACCCATGGTTTGATACGAAGGAACAAGATCACAGGCATAGCTGGAACTATGTCATTTTGGACTACTACTATAGCCGGGTATTTTTGGCATCGTATGCGCCTGAACGCAATTAAGGAAAACTACATGAAGAAGCGAGACGCGCTGCCTACATACGCAAAAAAGATTCGGGATGGAAAATTCCCTAAAGGTGTTTTATTTGTGGCTACCTTAGCAGTGGGAGTGAAGTTGATTTCCTTATGGAACAACAATAGACTGAAGAATTTAGAGCCTGCCTCATTAACTCCCGAGGACATTGATGGCCAACCAGGTTGGTTTGGTTACATGATGAAACAAATAGGCTGGAAAGCAGAATCTTCAGTATCTGGTGCTGTACCTGAACATGTTTTAAATACAGGTGCAAAAAACCAGGGATGGTGTCATTTTGAACGATCTGATGGCACGAAAACTGGATGCAATATAATTTATCCAGAAAAGGGGTATGTGTGGTTCCCACTACACATTTTCTATCCAGGTTCGGACATGAACAAAAAACCAGTTGACTATGTACGTGGTGTGGTTTCGCGTTCAGCAGATAATAAGACCAGTAAATTCAAGTTCATCGCGCAATTGAACGTTAATACAACGCGCATTGATGGATTGGATATGGTAGAGTGTTTTGTAGAACGTTGTCCTGACATTTCTGAAAACCTTAAAAAGTTTTTACCTTTGTCACCACTGCATGGTATTTCTGTGTGTACTTTGATGACTAGAGACGAAAATGCTCGCTTGGACCATGAAAAACTTACTGTTGAGCATGGAAAATTTGGTCATAAGTACATGAGCATGGAAGGAGGTAGCTACACCACTTCCAAAGCCATTACTGGTACATGTATGTCCATGCTTGTAACGGCTGGCAAAACACCAGTTGTGGCAGGATTCCATATTGGTGGGAACACACAAAAGAAATATGGTGTAATGATGACTGTCACGCAAGCGCAAGCGCTAGAGTTAAGGAAAAAGACCCTAGCATTACCTGGTGTACGCGGCATGGCATCAGCATCACGGATTCCAGAAACACAATATGGTAAGCGTGTTTTGGATTCCAAAGAGGTACATCCCAATGCAAAGTTCATTAAAGCATTGGATTCCAACGCAGCGATTGATGTGTTGGGATCTACTCGACTGCGAGCAGAGGCTAAGAGTAGGGTAGTACCTTCAATTCTGCAAAAGGACACTGAAGACATTTTTGGTATAAAAAATGCCTGGGGGCCTCCCAATCTAAAACCAAATTGGAAGGCCTACAATGCCACGTTGGAACATATTGTGAACCCTTCAGAAATGTTTGTTCCATCACTTTTACAACGCGCTCGGCAAGACTGGCTAAAACCTATTTACCTTATATAAAGGACTTACATGCACAAGAAAGCATAAAACCATTGAATATGAAAGAAATATTAATGGTGTGCCTGGAAAAAGGTTTTTGGATCCAATGCCTATGAAGACAAGCATTGGCTTCCCGGTTTTTGGGCCAAAAGCAAAGCATTTTCGTCAGGTTGAAATTGAGAATCAACTAATTTACGAACCTGATGACGATATAATACAAGAGTATGAGCGTTGTTTGAGGTGTTGGGAAAAAGGAAAAAGGGCATATCCTGTGGCCACTGCTACTCTGAAAGATGAAGCTACGAACAAACCTGAAAAGGTTAGGGTATTTCAAGCAGTAGCGGTTGCACTGGGAATGGCAATAAGACGTTGGTTTTTGCCTATAGCAAGGGCGCTTTCATTAAATCCAGTTCTTTCTGAAACTGCGGTTGGTGTGAATGCATTTTCACAACAATGGGATTTGCTTATGGAAGCAGCAGAAAAATACGCAACGGATGGTCGCGTGGTCGCTTGGGATTATTCTAAGTATGATGTGCGAATGAATTCCCAAATGACGTACGCCGTGTTGATGTGTTTTGTGGATCTTGCTGAATTATGTGATTACACTGAATACGATATTCGTATGATGGTTAC